CTATCGTGCCAATGCCTCTTCCAGAAACATACGCACCGGTTGAATCAATTTCAACCGACCATGCGCGTATAGCATTTGTGCCCGAATTCATTCCCCATTTTGTACACCAAAGAACGTTTCCGTTCAGATCATACTTTACGAGAAAACTTTCGTTGGTTGTACCGACTATAAACTCCGTCAGTGTCGCACCAGGAGTCCCGTTCGAGTTGTTAAATGTAACAGTGCCTGTAAATGTACCAGTTATATAGATGCCGGATGCATCTGCCTTTATATCATTTGGGCCGACTGTTTTCCCGGGCGCCCCCATGGATGCACACCAAACGATATTCCCGCCGGCATCGATTCGTGTCACGGCTGCATCCTGAGTACCTACAGACGCTAAGCTTGTTGGAAAAATGGATCCATTCGAATTGTACAATTCTAAAGGTCCGGCTGTATATGTCATCGAAACATACGAATCTCCGGAATATACAGCATGACCTGTGTTGCCGACAGTCGTGTTTGTAAATTTCGTAGCCCACGAACTATACACTGCGCTATAATTGACACACGGAGCTGCAATGTACTTTAAAGGTCCACTGAAAGCTGGTTCGCTTGAAATCAATTGGCGTTGGAGTTGCGGAATGAGTATCTGGTGACGCCGATTCGCAAAGAAACGACTCTCGTCTTCTCCGAGCCGGATACAGTGTGACCAGCACCTGTAGATATATTGACTCGCCGCGGTCGTCGAGTTCCATGTGATATTAATCTTGACGTCAGTGTATTTGAGCGCTACGAGCGGCAAGACTTGGCGGTCAAAAAAGAACCCGAGAGGCTGGAATGCTGGAGTTTGAGAACGCTTCGAATATGTATCAGATTCTAAGACCTTTTGGATCGTGTTGATATACGTGAGATCGTGTATCGCAATTATTTGATTCCCTATGACGAGCTCGACTGTTGAGATGATGTTAGACCATACTGGGTTTGGTGCGAGCGCTCCAGTCGTTTTGTCGTACGCAGTGAGGTAGGTATAGCCCAACAGATCGCTTTTTGTGTTGATGACAATCTTTCCGTCTGCAGCCACTGTGAATTGTTCGATTGCCAAACCAAATGGTGTGTACCGTTTCATGTTTGATCTGTAAAAAGAAACCTGGGGTTCACCAGAAAGCCAAACGTCCTGTATCCCACGTGCAAGAAGCTGGATTTGGGACATTCTATTATTTGTATATAATTTAATAGTACATCAACGATGCAGAACCATTATGGATATCTATGACATTGTATCCGACACCATATATATATTGACCAGTGAGCATCGTTGTCAAAGGGACACTTGGTGGTGTAACAATCTCGAAATTGTCGAGTCGTGAAAAATTAAGGGTTCCTGTCGGTTGAACCGATGCGGTATCCAGACAGAATGGGATGACTAACACGTTCGTGAGTAAATAGCCATTCTGTGTGTGATAATACGAATTGACATCGGACCACTGAATTAAATGCTGATATTCATTGACATCGGCAGAGTTGACTTTGATTTTCAACTTATAGTCCATTATTTATACTCTAGATTTAAACAACACATGTCTACCGCCCGTTGCCGCCACGGAGCTGGACACGCTCGGGTCCACGAGCATATGGACCGTCGGGGTTGCATGATGCTGGGTCATCGCGGCACATGGGGGAGAACGGTTTTCCGAACGCAGCATTGGTGAACGCCGCCTGGTCATTCGGCCACGACGACGCAGCTGTCGTGTAAAAGTTGCGCTCGGCGTCGCGTTTGCGCTCGAACGGGTGGATAGCTTTCCACTCGTTCTGGACCTCCTCCTTCATCGAAGGGTACCATGGAGCCTGCTGCGCGTAGCTCGGGTCGTCACCAAGCAAGTAGTTCGCCATTGGATTATCGCGCGTCGGCATGCGCAGACCGCTCATCACCTTTGGACCCGTTGACACTGTACGCTTACCGTCTGGTATCATGTTCATGCTGTACAGTACATAAAGAGCAGCAATGACAAGGGCACCGAGAGCAACGATGCGAGCATCGCGGCGAATAAGGTAGGTGAGTATCACGGCATACACAATGAAACGAGTCGTGGCGAGTACTCGCTCCTCGGCCGTCTGACGACTCGACGGCCAAAAATTGAGCATTTGATCTTTTGCAATGAGTTCACGCAGATCAATCGTCATCTTCTATAGTGTGCTAATATATTTTTTCAAATCAGTGGACCCTTACCCTTCAACAGAGACGACATCAGACCGTTCATGCTGCTCATAAGAGCTGCCTCGTCGATGGTACCGTCAGGTCCAGTTGCCGTATCCTGGAGCTGGCTGGCACACTTCTGCGCCACAGACTCGATCATGTTCAGAGTCTCGGCTGGGAGAGAAGAGATGGTCGTTCCCAGAATGTAGAGCGTCTGCATGTACTGCCAGATGGCATTCTTCGTCGTCTCGGACAGATCTGAGTTCCACAGACGAGGAATGTCCAAATCGTTCAGGAATGGAACCTCTGACGCATGCGTCTGGAAAAACTCCTCATTCTTCTGCATCAGGTGGTTTGCAAAGGGACCCACCGTCTCCATAAACTCCTTTAGAGGCTTCTTCTGGTTCGCCTTGCGAAGGAGAATAAACGTGTTCTGGTACTTTACCAGCTTCTTCTCAGATGGAAACGTGAGAACAAGCTCGTCAAGAAACTGCTGCATCATGTCGTTGAAAGCGTTGGTGGTGGTCGCCATTGACGAAATATACATTTTTTGCTTTAAGCTCTAAAGTCCAGCTGGCGAAGCCCGTTGTCCGCCGTTCCCGTCCACCGTAACTCCGTGGCAGACAAGTCGCTCCGCGACTTGGACTCATGCCCTAAAAGGTGTGGTTGAAATTGTCTCTTGGTGCCCGCTCCCCTGGTGAACGATGATGTACACGAGCAAACCGACCAGGAATGCCGGCTTGAAGTACGCCGAATTGGGAAGCGCCTTTTCGTTGTTCAGCGACGCACGAATGTGAATGTAAGCAACTGTCGCTCCGGCTGCAATCAGAGCAGCGCTCATAGGATCACGGAAATAGTGATCAGTCATCTAATATTGGTTGATATTTTTTACACCCGGGGATGTGTTTGTCTGTACTGACGGACAGTATTGCCACCTGCGGTGGCAATGGGTTTTTACTTGTCCGGAGCATCGTCGAACAACGTCTCGTGGTGAACTTTGACTGGAACCTGTTTCACATCCTCTGGTAGTGCCGGTGTTCCTGGTTCTGGCATCGGCGTCTCAGCCTCTGGCGCTGCTGGTGTCCCAGCCTCTGGAACTGCTGGCGTTCCCGCCTCCTCGGCACCGGGTAGCGGCGTTGCAACTTGTAGCGACTCATCTTCTTCGTTCATCTCTGGGTCGGCAGGGTCCGTGGGATCTTCGTTGGCACCACCCATGTCAAGGTCACCTGTAAAGTTGGGAATGTATGTATCAAGGATCTGTTGTACCGGAATAAAATCATCGATAACCTCCTTGATCAGTTCGTTGAAACGAGCCCCCATCTTGATGCGACGATCCTGGTCGGACATTTTGTCCACGACGACGTACGGATCCTCGTACAGGCTCTTGGCTGCGGCGATGTAGCACGAGTGCACAAACACGTCGTTGGATGGGAGCTTGATGTTAATCTTCTTCGAGTCGGATGAAATACGCACGGCGGACATGATCTTGACTGAAATGACAAACACGGCGGCGAGCAGGTTGGGAAACATGGAGCACGTCTTGATGATGGAATCGGCGTGCTGCTTCACGATTGTATTGTTCCAGTGGGGCACCTCCTGGAGTAGCGTCTGATAGTGAATGAGCGTCTGACGACCCTTGGACACCTCCATCGCCTTTTTGTACATTTCGTAAAAGGCGTCAATCATCACAGGCGTCATGGCGTTACACAGCTTGATCATAAACTTGCGTTCAGCCTCGACCAGGATAGCTGTCGAATCCATTGATGTTAGCGGGTTTATTTTTTTCCACGCAATTTCGCAGCTGTTTTCTGTAAATTTGCAAGCGACGGCAGCGAAATACTCCGAGTTGATTCTTCTTCAGCAGAGTGATCAATGATGACAGGTCCCTTGGGTTTCGTGTCGCCCCAGCTGACACCCAACGTGCCTCGCGCCACCTTGATCACCTTGTAGCCCAGACGATCCAGCTGACGCTGAATGTACACAGTCGTACTGTCAATCTCGTACGCAGGGTACCCAATGGTAAATGGTGGAATTGTCAAAAAAACTGAACGTTCTCCAAGTTCTGACGCAGATTTGATTTTGCGACAGAGCTGTTCGAGAATAGCTTTGTAGGTCGCCTTGCGAACCTCTAGCCTTTTATGCTCTCTCTCAGCAAGATTTTGTGCTGAGATCATTCCTAATTAGCGCATAGAAACAACGGTTCCGTTCCGTGCCGCAGCGTCGGCGTTGTTTCTGTCCGACTGGCGCATCTGCTCCAGCCAAATGTCAAGCTTCCCCTGGTAGCCGGGAACCTGAGTCTTCAGATCCGCAAACTGTTTGTCCAGGACAACCTGTGTATCCTCGAACGTGGTGTATGTATCACTGGGACCGAACGGCTCGAAAACATCAGCAGCACCGATGCCGGGCTGGGGCTGTTCAGAGAGTTCCAGGATGTTGCCGTTGCTGTCCGCCTTGATGTCGTACTGGACACCAAAGTAGCCACGTGTGTTGACAAACATGATACGGGCATCATACATCGCCGATCCCTGGTCACCCTGCATCGAGTTGATGTAGATTGTCTGGACCGGGTACACATCGGGATTCTTCGCCTGAATGGCGTTGATGATGGTCTGGATCGTCGCAGGGTTGACTGGCTTCTTATCGCTGACGTTCACGAACGCCTCGCCGTTCACAAACACACCGCGGTTCCAGAGCAGAAATCCCAAAATTGCCAGAAGGAGAAATACGACAATGTCCTTCATATTAATAACAGGCGAGAAAAAAGACCGCGTCGACTCCCTGGGTACAAAAAGTTATCCAGTAGTAGGATGGCCACTCTGGTCTACAGCGACAAGTGTCCGTATTGTTCTCAGGTGATCCAGGAGATTCGGGAAAACCCAGCCCTCATCCATATGGTTCGCTTCCATAACGTGTCTACTCAGGGTGTTCCATCGAAACAGATTACGCGCGTACCCACCCTGGTGACCAACGACGGTCACTTGCTTGTCGGAAATGATGTTCGCAAATGGATCGAATCGATGAAACCAGAGGAGCGTGTCGAAGAGTTTGACCAGACGGTTCTGTCTGGCGCCATGCTCGACGACACACACGATAACGATGCCGGAAATTATTTCGACATTGAACACTTCAACGTTCCCCTGGCACCTCCGATGACGCGCGAACTCGAAGAAAAGGTGAACCGTAAGGTGTCTGACGCATACCAGAAGGGTATAAAGTGAGCCTGCGTTTTGTGGGTATGGTTCGTCTCAAAACGATTCAGGCGAGCGCCTTTCGCACCGTCTTTGAGGTGCTCAAGGATATCATCAACGATGTCAACCTCGTGTTCCGACCAGAGGGTCTCATGGTTATCACGCTCGATACGGCACGCGTGACACTTGTCCATTTGGTCATGCCAGCGGAAAACTTTGAAGAGTACCATTGCGAGGGGGAACACACCGCTGGTCTCAATGTGTCAAACACGTATAAGCTGCTCAAGTCGGTAACAAACATGGATACCCTGAGCATGTCGATTGATGATTTGTACCTGCTGCACATTCGGATCGAGAATGCAGCGAAAAAGTCATCGACGTCGTTTGATTTTAAGCTTCTGGATATCAACGACGATATGTTGTCCGTGCCTGAGATTGATATGAACGTCCTGACCACCATCCCGAGTGTCGATTTCCAACGCGTAACACGTGACATGAACAACTTGGCTCAGGATATTCGAATCACGCGTAAGAAGAATACAATCGAGCTCGAGTGTGAGGGTGGTTTTGCAAACCAAAAGACGATCCTCGAGTGTGTCGAGCCTGGAAAGGACAAGGCGCTCGGGAACGTGTTTTCTCTCAAGTACATCAACATGTTCACCCGTGCGACGAGCCTGTGCTCGAGTGTCCAACTGATGCAGCACGAGGAGGACGACAACATGCCCATCGTGTTTCGGTACACTGTTGCAAACCTCGGTGAACTCAAGTTTTACCTGGCGCCAAAGGTGGATGGTTGAAACAGGTGTCACGTGTGACACCGCCGCGCAGCGGACTCGGGTGCTCAAACCTCCACCTGTGTCATTTGACCGAGGACGTTCTGAATATGAACTGTACCGGATACCTTTTTTACGAGGACCCATTTGATTCCTACGGAGATTCTCAACCCTCCTGAGAATGAAACTGTGAAATGTGGACGAGGGGCGTACACATCGAACGATACTGGTGATTGTGTTGGTCCTGAATGGCGCCTGACGATTTCAGTACAGATTGTTGGTTTTCTGTCTTCGTCATCGACGAAGATTGCACTGTGCACAGGAACTGAAAACCGAGGGATGATGTTCTGAATGGGCCAACGTCCGAGGTGCGTGTACAACTGCCCTCCAAAGTAGTAATCGACGTGTCCTGTTTCCCCTGGTTTGAATTTGTTTACTGGTATCAATTCATTCCCGTCGTGCCTGAACATATGATGTACCTGAAAATTCTTGGGTCTACATTGTTCGATGATATTTAAGACCCACATTAACTAAAAGAAAACGATATAATAAAAAGAATGGAAGGACGCTACCAGGAACGCCTGGTGGAATTTCAAAAAAGAATATCTAAAGGGGAATCGGCTGCTGAACAAGAGATGTATGACTATATGGCTGAATGCATTCCTTTATTGAGGGAGTTTGAAAGTGCCGGAGGGAAGAAGAAGGACGTGTACAATAACTATATGATGACCGTCGAGGGAAATAACATGACACCGATACCGAAAAGGAATCCAGGGTATATACCCAAATGCAAAGGCTGTGGTTCATTCGACCATACGCTCGACGAATCGACGAGTGACATGATTTGCCTCAAGTGTGGAATGACCGATTATGTACAATGTCAAGATGTTGGTTTCAAGGAGGAGCAGGAAATGGAACGCCACGTCATCTATTCGTACCGGCGTGAAAACCATTTCAACGAATGGGTCAATCAGTTCCAGGCGAAGGAGTACACGAGTGTACCACAAGAACTGATTGAACAATTACAGCTCGAAGTGAAAAAGCAGCGCATCAAAGACAAGTCAGATTTAACACATCGCAAAGTTCGCGAAATGCTAAAGAAAATTCACATGAATAAATACTACGAACACGCACCCTACATCACAACGACTCTCAACGGGGTGAAACCTCCAACCATGCCTCAAGCCCTGGAAGACCGACTTCGACTCATGTTTGGGCAGATTCAAAAGCCTTTTGAGAAACATTGTCCTGAAAACCGTAAAAACTTTTTGAGTTACAGCTACGTCCTATACAAGTTTTGTGAACTCCTTGGTGAGGATGAATACCTTCCGTGCTTTCCTCTGCTCAAATCAAAGGAGAAGTTGTACAAACACGACATTATATGGAAAAATATCACCGCCGACCTCGGTTGGCAGTGGATTGCTACTTGCTGAACTACCAGCCCAAATGAAAATATACGGGTGTAATACACTTCCAACCTAAGTTTTTTTATCCACCTTGACAGGAAACCACCAATCGATAATCTCACATGCCCGGATGGTCATGTAATACATGAAATACATTACCCGTGTCGACATCTTTGTATCCTTGTCTTTTACCAGAGATGAACTGGCACGCTTCATCTCTGGCGTGAACATTTGAGTTTAAAATGTCGGGTTTTTTTAAATAATGAATTTTGTTGTTGCTCTCTTGGGCTACAAGCCCAAAAATGTGACGCATAAAAAGGCGACTCCAGTCAAAAAGTCGGCAGTCGACATTGAAAAGAAATTCAAGCGTCTGGTGAGGGAGGGATACTCCCCAAATCGAGCACGTTATCTTTCGAGGATGTAACGTACTCCACTTCGAGGTCACCTCCAGAATTTGGGAAGTTGATCAGGATAGCCTCAGGCACCTCCAAAAGTTTCATGTACATCCGCGTCTGGATAGTGTGTTCATGCTTGAGCACTTTGACGGACTTTAGCTCAACTATAATTCTCGAATCAACAATGAGATCCGCACGAATGCTTCCAATGACATGTTCATCAAACATTATTGAAACGATTCGCTCCGTCTGATATGGGATATTCGACTTTCGCAGACCAACCTCCATGGCGTTGTGATAGACGCGTTCCGAAAAGCCAGGTCCGAGTGTTTGCCACACTCGGGTCGCAATTGCCCGCACACAGTCTTTCATACTTCCGAAACTACAGGCGGTGTGTTTAGGTTAAAAATAGGCATACTCGACTGCTGGACATTCTCGGAGCTCAAACGCTTGTAGAAGCGCTTCTCGAGGACGGGACTTCCGCGATACACGACAGGAAACATCATACCGTCAAACTTGGAATTATCGAGCGTCGCTTGAATAGACGCGATGATTTGTACTGGAAAAACGTCACCAGGCTTGAGCTCAAAGACCCAATCATTCTTTGCCGCCTCTTCGCCATCCACAATCTCATCCTCTGGTGCTACGATACGCTTGAGCTGATCTGCATGCTCCTCAGTCGTTACAAAACTCACAGGCACGACAGTGACGTCGGTCGGACCACCATTGACACGAACACGATCGATCCAATACTGCATCATTTCTATCTTTTCTTTTAATGTTGGTTTTAAGTCCTTCCCGCCGCAGGTGGGAAGTCCGCCGCATGTGGGAAGTCCGCTTCGCGGCGCTGTCCAATGGACAGTTATTTAATGTTGGTTTTAGGTAGATGGAGACGACGTTGTACGTCGATTCCAGACAAAGGGACACGAAACTGTACGCATCAGGAAACTCGTATACTCTGTTTCTTCAGTCACCAGTACATAACATAAGCCAAGTGGACCTCATTTCAGCCAAGATTCCAAACACAATGTACAACCTCACGACGAGCTCGAACGTACTCAATTTTAGTTCATCCAACGTGGCACTCAACCCTGGTTTTTACTCGACGTGTTCGCTCGTCGACACGTTCAACAACAGTGACCAAGTTTCGAACGTCGCACTGAGTTACCTGGAGGCTGAAGGGAAATTTCTATTCACTGGCAATTTAACGTCGGTGACAACCTTGACTCAGGAAATTGCAGAAATCCTCGGTCTTCCACTCGGCACTACACTATCAAGTCCAATTGCGAGCAATGCCGTCTACAAAGGAATCTACCCAACGGCAAATGCGTACATCGTATCAAGTAATATCGTGAGTCTCGAGATGAACGATTACATCTGGTTGGATATAGAAGAGTTTCGGACACCGTTCACAACCGATGCACGGAAACTGATTCTCAATCCACAGGGTGTGTACACGACGACGAGTAACACATCGGCGCGTTCGTTCGCCATCATACCGATGGATGTGCCATCCGGTGATATCAAATCGTTCAAAGAAGCGAATGACTATCCTGTGTACGTCTCATTTCCATCACGACTCGATTCACTCGACCGACTCACAATCAAGTGGCTCGACCGAAACGGAACCCCCCTGGATTTCCACGGGCTCGACGTCAATTCATTCACGCTTCGACTTCATACGGTACACGTACCAGATGAAGTCGAACGTCCTGTCAGTTTACCACCACCCGTCCCCTACGAAAAGGAGAATCAAAAGATTATATGGGGGGCGATGCTTGCGCTCGTTATTGGTCTGATGTTGATTATTTTGGCTGGCAAGAAGAAATAACTCTTCCCTCTACGGCGGTCATCACTACGTGATGAACTTTAGTACCCATCCTCCGACATGACGGACATACCCTTGATGCTACGCTGCTCAGCCTGAGTCGTCTGACCCGGGACGCGCCGAGCACCGGTGCGGTTGAACGCGAGGATGGCGAGGACAAGAAGCAGAACAAGAATGATCGTGGTACGCTTCATTTGTTAAAGGGTGAGAAAATTATACAAGTCGCGAAGCGACTTGAGGATCTGACCAACAGGACACAATCGAATCGGTGACTCGGGGATCTCACCGGCGGTCATCTGCGATGAACTTAAAACTTCGTACGGACCCATGCAGCGTTTTTGAGCACCGTGTTTCGTGCCGTTGGTGACGTACGCTTGAGGTAACGCGCCAGAATCTGGAGGCGGCGGAACACTGCCAGCGGCGAGTTGCTCTTCATGGCAAAGGTCAGCGACTTGTAACGGTTCGGCACATTGGCAGACACGGTGTACCCGTACAACTTGCCTGGTGACAGGGGTGGGAGTGTGTATGGTCCCTTGCCTGGAAGACCGCGATTTCTGATGCTCACGGAATTGACGCGGACGGTGCCACCTGAAATGTGACGCGTGTAAGCGCGGTGATTCGCACTGGCTGGGACGCGGATCGTCCGTGGCTTACGGTGGAACGTGTACGCGCGACGAATAATGGTTGGCATGTTACTATTAGCAAGATAAAAAAACAGCCACACGGTACTGTAAATGAAGTATGTCGTCGGTGATTTCGAGTCTACGGCTCAAAAGATTATACACTCAATCAGCTTCGCCCCTGTGAACGTCACTGAGAAGAAGACGTGGGTATCACACGGACGCAATAAAAGTCCAGAGTACCGCAAGAATCGGTCGGTGACGCACGGTGAGCTGCGAACCATCTTCATCAAAGAGGCTCTCGACGAACCGCTCATCGCTGAAAACGAACGTGTCCAGTCAAAGCTTGGTCGGACGATCATTCACGGACAAGAGGCTACTGTGCTTCCGTTTCGCGACGCCATCTGTGAGTTTCTGCACTGTGTGTGGGAGCAAGGGGATGGCAACTGGCTCGCACACGCGATGGATAATGAACTGGAAATTCTGCAAGTGACGGACAGACACTTCAAGACGGGTCTGTTTCCGAAACCACTTCGGGCGTTCCCTGACTGTTCTGCGATTCCTGGGTGGTCGAAGATCGCCAAGGTGTGTACGCAGCACGTGCTCACGACGCGGTGTCCCGACTTTTTCAAAAAGTACGAGGCGTGGATGACGATGAATGGCTGGACGCCGGCAAAGTTTTCGTCTCGTCTTGAGGATTTTGTTCGGTTTGTTCGGGATGACCGGGACTATTCTCAGAAGCACATTGCTCCATGTGATGTGATTGATCTGTGTGAGGTTCTTGCGGCGGCGAATCCTCCCCTGGATGGCAAATCGTACATGATTTCGACACCTGT